GCAGCCATCGCAGCGGACGACCGGGCCGATGTGCGCGCGGCGTTTACCGTGGCCGTGACGGGCCTGCGGCAGCTCGCCGCGGCCTACCCCGGCCACGTTGCGGAGGACACCGGCCGCGTCCCCGCGCAGGAGACAAAACCCAACGGCAGCGCAGCGGCCGGGCGCTGCCCCGGCGCTGTCCCCGGAAGCGGACAGCAGAGAAAAAAGGAGACATGAGTATGGAAAACATCCACATGGACCTGCGCCTGTTTGACGCAAACACGCAGGTGACCACCCAGCAGAGCCTGACCGAGGAGATGAAGACGTTCTACTCGGACTACCTCATCGACGCGGCCGAGCCCGAGCTCGTGCACGACCAGTTCGCGCAGAAGCACCCCATCCCCGCAAACGGCGGCAAGACGATCCAGTTCCGCCGCTTCGCCCCGCTCGGCAAGGCGCTGACCGCCCTGACCGAGGGCGTGACCCCCGACGGCCAGAGCCTGAGCATGACCACCGTCGAGGCGGCCGTGCGCCAGTACGGCGGCTACATCCAGATGAGCGACCTGCTGCTGCTGACCGCCATCGACAACAACCTCACCATGGCCACGAAGCTGCTCGGCGCGCAGGCCGGCCGCACGCTCGACACGATCACCCGCGAGGTGCTCGTCGGCGGCGACAACGTGCAGTATGCCGACGAGTCCGTGTCCGCGCGCTACCTGCTGCAGGGCGGCAACGCCAGCGCCGCCGACAACAACTACCTGACCGTCGACTGCATCCGCCGCGCCGTGCGCGCGCTCAAAAACGCCAACTGCCGCCGCATCGACGGCGCGTTCCCGGTCATCATCCACCCCGACGTGGCCTATGACCTCATGAACGACCCGAAGTGGCTCGCCCCCCACCAGTACGTCGACACCGAGCACATGTACGAGGGCGAGATCGGCAAGATCGAGGGCTGCCGCTTCGTCGAGAGCACGGAGGCGAAGATCTTCCACGCGGCCGATCTTGCCGGCGACAGCCGCACCCTGCTCACGGCCGGCGCGGTGAGCGGCAAGACCACCTTCCCGTTCGACGGCGGCACGGTCCAGGCCGGCGCACTCGTCGGCCGCCAGGTGCTCATCGGCAATGCGTGCGTGACCGTCACGGCCAACACCGCAAGCTCCATGACCGTCGACGCCGCCGTCACGGCCGAGGACAACGCCATCATCTACCCCGGCGAGGCCGGCGCGCAGGGCCGCGACGTGTACGTCACGCTCGTGCTCGGCGCCGACGGCTACGGCACGACCGAGATCACCGGCGGCGGTCTGGAGCACATCGTCAAGCAGCTCGGCTCTGCCGGCACGGGCGACCCGCTCAACCAGCGCGCAAGCGTCGGCTGGAAGGCCACGAAGGTCGCCGTGCGTCTCGACGACAGCGCCATCCGCCGCATCGAGACCTGCAGCACCTACACCGAGTAAAGAAATCCACCCCCATGCCTCCCGCCCGCGCGGCGGGAGGCGCACCTACAACAAGGAGGAAACAACTATGGCAACCAGAAAAAAGACTGACCGCGCCGCCGCTGAGGCCTGGCTGAGCGAACCCGTGACCGTGCGTCTGTTCCGCGACAACGGCAGCTACAAGGAGGACAAGGTCGTGACCGTCAACGGCGAGACCGTGCGCATCCCGCGCGGCGAGGACGTGATCATCCCGCGCCGCTTCGCGCTCGTGCTCGCCCAGGGTGAGGCGCAGGACGCGCGCACCGGCGCGCTCATCGAGCGCGAGACCGCCCGCTTTGCCGCCGAGAGCGGCGCGCTGGGGCTCTGACCATGGCGACGCTTCAGCAGGCGCTCACGCGCATCGACACGATCTGCCCCAACGCATGGGACGACGCGGCAAAGCTGCTGTGGCTCAACGAATGCGAGAGCATGATCCAGACGCGCATCCTCGGCACTGCGCCCGAGGCGTGCATCACCTATGACGCGGACACCGCGCGCAGCACCGTGCTGCTCGTGCCCGCGCCGTTCGACCGGCTGTACGTGTACTACGTCATCGCCATGTGCGACTACGCCGCGCACGAGACGGCGCACTACGCCGACAGCATGATGCTCTTTAACGCGGCGCTCGACGAGTACGCCAAGTGGTATCAGCGCACGAATGGTACCGCGGCCGCGACCCCCGGCGCGGCGGCGCAGATCGCCGCCAACAGCGCCGCCCGGCACATGCACGAAAACAAGGGCGTGCTCGACGGCATCACGGCCGCGCGGGCCGCCGCGTGGGACGCGAAGGTCTCCCCCGCCGCGCTCGGCCCGGCCGTGAACACGGCGCTGCAGGCGGCAAAGGACTCCGGCGCGTTCCGCGGGGACAAGGGTGACCCCGGCGCAAAGGGTGACCCCGGCAAGACCGGCAAGACCCCTGTCAGAGGCACGGACTATTGGACGGCAGCTGATAAGCAGGAGATTGTCAACAGCGTCATAGCCGCCCTGCCTGATGGCACGGAGGTGAGCTACTGAGATGAAAAAGCTCTACGAAGAAACCGCCGTACAGGACATTGCAGCAGCTATCCGCGAGAAAAACGGCACTGCAACGAAATACAAAGTCGCGGAGATGGGCGATGCTGTGAGGCGCTTGAACACCGGAGTGGAAACCGAAGTGTACACATTTGACCAGTGCCGCGCAGAGGTAGACAGGTATCTGAAAAACGTCACTTACGACCCCTCGGACTACGCTGTCTCGCAGATACCCGAATATGTGACGACAGTGAGCGCAAACCGACCTGTTGGCGTAGACATTGTGATGAAGTCCGCCGGAACGCTGACAATCGTGGACGGGTACACAGGTAACAGTGTTTCGCAGCCGGTCAGCGCAGGAGCAATCACAATCTATAACTGCACACCGGGCTCGATATCAACTTTTGTGTTGCTTGTTGACGGAAAAGTTATCCAGCAGGGCGTCATTAAACCGACCGGAGCGTGCCGCATGATTCATTTGCTGAACGTGGACAACGTGCGCGATCTTGGAGGCTGGGATTGCGATGGTGGCATGGTAAAGTACGGGCTGCTCTTCAGGGGCGGCGAGATGTATGGATATCTGACCGATGACGGCAGACAACAGGCGATTGATATGCTCGGAATCCTCAAGGAAATTGACCTGCGTTTTGCGGCTGAACTGAACGGCAGGACAGAAAGTGGCTTTGGACCGACCGTAGATATGCTGTGGGTTGATATGACATGGAACGACCTTGCGTATCAGAAGTCAAGCGGGAATATCAAGGCGATCTTCGACCCGCTCTTCGATTATGTCATCGCAAACAAGCCGACATACTTCCACTGCTCTGCGGGCGCAGATCGAACGGGCGTGGTCGCTCTGCTGTGCGAAGCGATACTTGGGGTATCACAATCCGACTGTGATAAGGATTACGAACTCTCGAGTTTTAATTCTGGCGTCAGCACAGATGCGGAAGCCCGTCGCAGGAACGAAACGCCGTGGACGCGCGAGATTAACTACTTGAATGCCTATCCTGGTGCGACCTTCCGCGATAAGGTGGTTAATTTTATGGTGTCGTGCGGCATTACAATCGAAAAAATCAACGCTTTCCGAGCAGCTATGATCGACGGGACGCCGGAGACAGTGACGGCAGATATCGCAACGTACAGCATCACAAAAACACTCACTGATGTCACAGTCAGTAACGGAGCGGCATCTGTGCAGCAGTACCAGCCGTTCGTAGCAAGCATCACTCCCACGAACGGCAAATTGATTGAATCCATCAAAGTGACGATGGGCGGGAAGGACGTGACTGCTGCTGTATTGCGTGGCAGCACGGACGTGCTGAGGCGAGCTGTACGGGTCGCTTTGACAAAATGCACAAGTAGCAACCCACGCGCGTATGTCATCGACGGGCAGTCTTATTGTACTGCGATAACTGCCGACACGGGGTGCGAAGTCAGTAATGTAAAAATCATGATGGGAGGTGAGGACGTGTCCACATTTTACAAAGATGGGGTCATAGCTATTCCAGAGGTGATCGGCGATATTGTTATCACGGCAACCGCTGTAGCCCAAGCCCCAGCATATACAAACCTGCTTGATGCCGCGATTGACATGGATGGCAACGTCATCGGGCATACGCCTATGTATAAAAATATGCGATACAATAGCAGCAGCGGTGCACCTGTTGCACACTCAGGGACGAATATCACGGGCTTGCTCCCGGTCAAAAAGGGTGATGTCGTGCGTATTCGATGGAAAGGGAACACTGATGTGTCATATCAATCTATCAAGTTTTTCAAGTCTGACCGAACCCAAGTCAGAGTCGGATATACATCTTTGGCCAATCTCGAAAAAGGCGAAGAAGGGCCTGTTATAAACTTTAATGCTGCCAATGGAGTTGCCGATTTTAAATTCGACAGTTCAAATGGCGCAGCCTATTTTTCAATCGTGCTCTACGACACGCTGGAAAATGTAATTGTTACTACAAACGAAGAAATCATATAAGTCTCAAAAGAGCCTCTTGTTGATTTTACAGGATGCCCTACAGCATCGGATTGATGAGATGCAGAGATGAAGGAGGTAACAGCTGATGGAATTTGTTTCTTGCGATCCGTCAAATTACCGCGCCGGGCGCACGCAGCCGGTGCGGTACATTGTGATGCACTACACGGCAAACAACGGTGACACCGCGCGCAACAACTGCGACTACTACCACCGCGTGGGCGGCCTGCAGGCCAGCGCGCACTATTTCGTGGACGAACACGGCGCGATGCAGTCCGTGCGCGAGTGCGACACGGCGTGGCACTGCGGCGCGCGGGCGTACTGGCACCCCGAGTGCCGCAATGCCAACAGCATCGGCATTGAGATGTGCAGCCGCAAGCGCGCCGACGGCAGCTACTACATCCTGCCGGAGACCGTGGCCAACGCCGCGGCGCTTGCGCGGGAGATCATGCAGCGCTATGGCATCGACACCGACCACGTGCTGCGGCACTACGACGTGACGGGTAAGCGCTGCCCCATGCCGTGGGTGGATGACCCGGCGCAGTGGGCAGCATTTCTGGCCATGCTGACGCCGGAACACCCGAACGAAGAGGAGGATAAAAACATGGTAAAGTACAAGACGATTGATGACGTCCCTGAATGGTACAGAAGTGAGGTTCAGGAATTGATGTATGCTGGCGCTCTGAAAGGCACTGGCAATGGAGCCATCGACATCTCTGAAGATGTCGTGCGCGGAGCGATTATCGGCATGCGCTACGTCGAAGCCAAAAACCCGCACTATCATTCTATCGACGATATGCCGGAATACTATCGCAAAGAGGCACAGAAATTGGTTGACCGGGGCGCGCTTCGCGGTGTCGGCGGGGACGACCTGAACGTCAGCGAGGACGCGCTGCGGTCTATGATTGTCTGTCAGCGGATGATTGACGCCGCTGGCGGCGGGAAGTGAGGCGCGGATGTCGGAGGTTATCATTGCCGCGCTGGTCAGCGCAGCGGCCGCCATTGTGGTCGGCCTCATCAACAGCCGCGCGCAGCACAACAAGCTGATCGCGGAGCTGGACAAGCGCGACGAACTGCAGGCGTATCGCATTGAGCAGCTCGAGCGCAAGGTGGACAAGCACAATCAGGTCATCGCGCGTACATATAAGCTGGAGGAGTGCACCGAGCTCCTCGGCGAGCGCATCAAGGTGGCCAATCACCGGATCGATGATCTGGAGCACAAAAATTAAGAGGAGGACATCATTATGGAACTTGGCATTGCATCTGTGGCGGCGATCACCGCCATCGCGTATCTGCTGGGCATGGCCGTCAAGGCCACCAGCGTGGCCGACAAATGGATCCCCATCATCTGCGGCGGCGTCGGCCTGATCCTTGGCGTCGTCGCCTGGGCGATGGGCGTTCCGGACTTTCCGGCGCACGACTGGCTCAACGCTGCCGCCGTCGGCATCGTGTCCGGCTGGGCGGCTACGGGGCTGAATCAGAGCGTCAAGCAGCTGACCGAGAAATAA